TAATTTTCATCTAAACCTAATGCTTCCATATAGGGCTTTAACTCTTCTTTCATAGCACTCCTTACTCTTGCAGTTTTAATAAGTTGTCCGGCACGTATACCGGCATAATTAGGGTTATTGGTAGGAAAGGATTTAAGGTAGGCTTGCCGCGGGTCTTCACCAGCAGCCAGGTAGGATACAAACAGTTCCTCACGCGTGGAAAGATTCTCTCTTTCATCCAGTCTTTGATTTCTTTCAATGTCACCTCCTATTGAATATATATTAACATGTCTAGAGGTATCCATCTTTGTGGTAGGGGAGGTGATAAAGGTTCCAGTGCAGGTACCTATGTACGTAACTTTCCGCACCTTGCCCTTGGGCTTTATCATATCTCCTTTACGCAGTACTTGAATCACGCATCCATCATCTGCTAATACCCAGTCAAAGAGTTTGCCTTTACGCCAATCCCTTTTATACTTAATATCAGTAGGAACTTCATCTTCTGAATCAAATACTGTGTTCTGTATATTATTTACTAAATAATGTCTCATCAATGACTCCGGATCCCGCCAAGGGATTCGGTTGCTTATGTCATTCCCAATATACCTGATTCTTCTAAGTATTTAGCTAATTCTGGTGGTAATAAGATTGTCATTTCACCAGTATCAAGCCAAATACCCTCGGCTTCTTCTTTCTCCTCTTCTAGTATTCTGGAAAGACCTTCAACTTCTTCTTCATCGTCATAATCAATCATTAACTTATAACTCTTCTTCATACCAGTCCTCCACTATTAGATAGAGTAAACCCCTGAGAACAGAGGTTCTTTTTTTGGATCTTTAACTTAAAATTTCACTAAAAGCCAGTTATTTTCTCCCATACTTTCAGTTTATATTTAAGCAATTTCTACCGGTTATCGGGGGAATCTTTACCTCTACAAGAGGGAGCAACCCAACGTCTGACCCTTCATAGCAGAACTTACGCAAGTGTACTAGATGGGTGATAGCTTTATACTACCGGTGTATTAATATAGATAGATAAGATAAATAAAGCAAACTATTTAAATTTATTTGAGAAGTAGCAGCAGTAATACCATGACTATCTTATCGAGAATCCATAACAAAATCAGTATATCTAACCTTCTCTTCATATGGTAAATATAGACAACTACTTTCAAAAATTATAGCATTTTAGTGTGTGGTCTTTTACATATGGGTACCCCCTTAACAGGGGATTTACGTTATCACTTTTACGTTATTTTTGATTCTATTATTTTGATTACTTTTTAGAAATTTAACTATTAATTAATGTAAAGGAACGGAACATGTCGAATACTCAGTTATTCCAAGGGTATAGCAGTACCAAGCGTATACGTTTGCCTGATGATAAGGTGAAGATAGATACAAAGACTGCTATAGGTGCCAGTACAATGGGAACTATTATTAGAGCTCAAAAGACTGGTGACTATGAAAATGTAGGTAATGCTTTAAACCTCCATGAAGTAGTATCAACAATAGATGATTCTGCTGGTGGTAAGACCGTAGTAGATGTAAGGGAAGTAGTAGTACTTAAAGATAATGCCGGTGTAGAACATGATGTTATGGATCCATCAACTGTGAAGACTCTTATGGATGCAGGTATGACGTTAGTTAGAACTGAACATCGTGACATTATGGGGTAATAACGAACATGACGAAGGGAATGGTTAACTCTGTTCCCTTTGTTGATAATTATATTTAAATGTACATAATGTATCTTATGCTTAAAACACGACTACATTAAGTTTATATATACCAACTTACACCCCACAGTCAAAGACAGGATAAAGACTAGATATAAGCTCATTCCTTTAGAGATATATGTTTAAGGCCCTGTAAAGATTTATATTTGCGTCAAGTTACCTACAAGTATCTTGAACCGGTGAAACAATCCTATTGTAGTAGGAGCGTTGACTATGGTAAGCAATGATCAGCTATTATATAACTACTAATGTACAGTCTGGTGTAAGTCAGACCTGATCATATATTTATTAACTGATAGATTATTAGGCATTCTAGATTAGAGCCGACTATCAGTATATTTGCTAGCGATGCCGTTAAATGGAGTGAGCTCCGAAGCTTAATTGGATGGATAGTAATCTACCCTGATGGGGGTGGATCCACCTTGAAGCAGGTGTTGTCTCGCCATTATTTGGCTGAAACTTCAGGTATGTATGTACCGGAGAACTCTGATCAGGGGGCTAGCATTAATTTAAATAAGAGGTAGTAATGAAGATGAACTATCTAACGCATAAGTGTGTTATCATAATATGTTTAATCTATTGTGCATTGGTTTGGGCTATAATACTATGGGTTACAATAAAATACATATTTACATACTTTGCATAATAAAGAGAGGGTAATGGAAGGGTCAAGCCGATGGTTACAGTTTGTGTAGCTGGTTGAGGATATTGACGACTCTCTCTTATAATTTATACCAACATAAGGAGTAACAATGAAAAGATCTAAAGAAAGAAAGATGGAACGTAAGAGAAAGAATAAAGAAATGAATGCTAAAAGGACTGAAGCATCTCGTATCAAACGTCTTGAGAATAAAGCTAAACGTAATAAAATATGGGCCATATCACCTGATCAAAAGGTAGTAATTAGAAATGGTATAACCTATGATGATCATGATAATGAGATAGAAATAAGAAATGGTAAAGTACATATTAATACACAAACAGAGCTTGATAATGATATTATTGAAGAAACTATTAAGTTCTGCAATGAACCTGCTATAATTGAAGCTGATTATGAAGAAGTTGAAGTTAAGGAGAGGTTAGGAGTACTTAATCCTTTCAATTGGAAAAAGACTAAAAAAGAGCTTGTAAAATTAAATAATTAACTTTGTGTGAGTTGGGCATGATAGTTGATCGCTGTCATGTCTAACAAATCTAGAAACCTGTGGAAAGGAGTGGACGAAGATCCTTACAGGTACAAAGATAGACATTGTAGTCGCAATCAATCAAATGAAAGATTGAAGTGTAATTGACATCAATGGTAGGATCCGATAAAGTGAAGATAACTAGTCTTTTCCGATCGCTATGTATACTTTGATCCATTTCTCATGGTAGTATACACTCTCAATGGGCTGTGATAGCCTTGCCTAATGTATTTCCCTAACATTAATGTGGGAATATGAGGGTAGGATGACAATCTAACGATAGGGCGTGATATTATAGAGACGGTGCCCTTGCAGGTAATAGTTAAATCCTGTCTAGACACACAATATTTCAATAACAATAAGGAGAACCAATGACACACAAGGAAATACTAATCACCAAAATCAAAGAAAGCAAATTCAATCCTACAGTAAGAACCAGTAGAGATAGTCTTGGATATAAAGCATTAAGGGCTAATATTAAGACTCATGGTTTAATTACTCCGGTTGTTTTAAGTAAGAATCTAGTAGTTATAGATGGTCATAGAAGGCTTAATTGCTTAAAAGATCTAGGTGTAAGGAAAGTTAATGCTATTGTACATGATACCGTAACCAACCGTAATTATGATACAATGTTTGTTGCAGCAAATGAAAATACTATGACAATTACAGCTGCACAAGAAGCTGAAAGATACTTAGCTGGTGCTAAAATATCTGAAAAGACTAAGAATATGATTGTTGAACTAGAAAAAGTAGGTGGTCGTTCATTCATCAAGAGAATTGTTGCTGATAGGAAGAGTCCTACAACTTATTACATTGCACTTAGACAATTCCAGAACTATACTAAGCAAACTAAAAGATCTGTATTGCGTAAAGTAGTTTACTGGATGCTGAATGTTGGTAGTGCTTATAAGTTAAAAGCAGGGATAAGTGATTTTATACCGGTTGATTTATTAATGAATGCCGTGGAAAATAAAACCTTATTTACTAAGAACTGGTTCACCCATATACCCACACATAATATGGATAAAGAAACAGTAGCATTATAATTCACGCATGGAATGTAGGGGGCGAAGGAATCGAGGCCCTAGCCCCCTTTAAATTTAAATCATCAACATAAGGAGAAAGACATTGAATCATCAACACGTAACATTAGAAAGTATGTGTGTATCTGAACACATAGAGAATATTTATGCTAAAATAATAGCAGAAGAAGATATGGAGAAAGATTATGGAAAAAAGACTATCATACATGAAGGATTATCACTTTCCTGGTAGTGTATACTTTAGATATGTTGGTGACATAACCGAGGATGGTGCTATGAAGCTCCAAGAAAGAGTAGGGTATCATCCTTGCGGTTATGGTTTCTACGGATTCGCCTACATAAATGGTATAACAAGATGGAATTGTTCTAATTCTTGTGACTAAAAAAGTAATTGCTGAAGAGGCAATTTGTCGGATAAGAGGGGAGAGTTGCTTTAAGTTATTCTTCCCTCATAAATTAATGGAGATAACTATGCCAATACCTAATCATTGTATAGAATGTGATAAGCCAGTAATGGATGTTTTATGTGATAAATGTAAAGAAAAAGAAAGAAAAGATGGTGATATTATAAATGGTATTTATATCTATAGAGATAAAATAAAGGAAGATGATGGGTAAACTCAAAGGTAAATTAGAAGAAGATATGATATTACATCCGGAGTTATATAATGGTCATGCTGATGAAGAATTTTGGATACAATGTCGTAAAGAAGAGCTTCTTGAAAAAGAAAATAAACCAACAACTAAAATAACAAGAAAGGGTAAATCCAATGTCAGAAAAAGAAGAAAAAATAGTAAAATATAATAAGTATCAACAAGGTGATGTTGTCATGTTTCAAGTGAATGACGAAGCATTTAAAAATATTGTAGGTAATACTAATGATGAAAATAGAGTTGAATATCAAGGTGATCAACCTACTAATGCTATATTAGCATTTGGTGAAGCTACTGGTCATAAACATCAGATTAATATGGCTGATATGGTTAAAGATGCTGGTGTAACATTACACATGAATAGATTTCAAAATGCTGGTGTAGATGTACCTAAAGCATTTGAAGTACATAATGAGACTGTAACTATAGAGCATGAAGAACATAATGCTATTGATATTCCACCTGGTAAATATGTTGTACGTATTGTACGTGAATTTGATCATATAGCTGGGAGGTCTAGGTATGTCGCAGACTGAATGGATATCTCAAAAAAATATGATGAAAGATTACAAAGCTAAATACCTTGAAAATAGTAAAGTTGAATGGCTTATAGAGCATGGTAAAATACGCCAAAGTGTATACTTTAAAGGTGCAATCGGAGATAGATATACAATCTATGTTGCTACTAAAAGAAGTAAGAATATTGTTGATTTTCATACTGTTTATAATGGATATGATTATGGAACAAACAGTGGTGAACATATAGCTACTATTAAAGATTATATCTTAAAAATGATTAATGTAGGAGGACGTTATTGGAATAATAGTACTGGTCATACCATAAAACAATTAATGCGTCAAGGTGTAGTTCCTAGATCCAACAATAAAAGATGGAAAATAAGGTATTGTAGATCAGCATATTTCATGAAAACATGTGATAAAGTGGAGTTTAATCCTTGGTTAGGAATGAAAGTTAATTTGTTAACTGGTAAACTTGTTAACAAGCCAGCTAAACATGCTATCATAAGGTATAATAAAGCTAAAGAAACTGATCGTAAGGCTCGTAAGGCTAATCGTATAGCTAATAAGAATAATTCTGATGCTAATGCAAGGTATCTTAACGCTGATGGTGATTTCTCTTTGCTTCCTATAGATGATGTCTTTAAGCTTCGCAACACTGATCGTAGAAATGATATACTAAACTTTCATGGTTTAGAAAAGATTCTTTCTACATTAAAATCAAAAGTTGAAGATGAAGATACTATTGATGGAAGGCTTTATAAATTACTTAATGTTTATATTCCTGATGAGTCATCTGGGCAAGAAAGACATTCATGGTGTCTATATCTTCAAATGATTAATCCTTCTACCGGTGAAAGTCATTTTGAAGGTATTCCAAATGTTGATAGTAGAAGAGGTTGGAATAGTTCTCAGATAGGTGAAGCTACTGTAAAAGCTGCTTTATCTTGGCGTGATGGAGACAGTCAAATACAAACTGGCAATTGGAGTACTAAATCAACTAGTAATAATTATGTTAAACCAGTTAAATTAACATAATGCGTAAATTCTCTAGTCGTAAAGAACAACTAGAATGGGCTGACAAACTCCTCCGGAAACTTTCTGATGAGAATACTGGAGGAGTTACACCTATTATTAAATCAATGATAACTAAAAATTACATAGGGAGATTGAAAAAATGAATGATAATATACAAATAGTTAGTGAATTAAGTAGTAAAATAGATATGCCCACAATAAATTTAGGTAGAGGTGTTCAAAAAATATATAAAGCTAAAGCCAGAAAATTCTTTGAAACTATGAAAGTTGGACAATCGTTTTCTGTAGCAAATAGAAGTGTTGAAGCTGTAAAAAGATGGTCTAAAGATTGGCGTAGAGATTTAAGAGCTACTGGTAAGAAAAAAGATGCTACCTTAGCTGATAGAGGCTTTATTACTAAACATGAAATAGTTCGTAAAACTCAAGGTGTTCGTGTATGGAGATATATCTAATGAGTCAAATAAAGATGTATGATGTATTAATTTCCTATCCAATTAAAGTTGGTGCTGAAAGTAAAGAACATGTCAAAGAAATCATTATGGCTAATGAGCTTTTACGTAATGCTGGTGACTTAACCCTTAAAATTACAGAGGTAAAAGATGAAGAAAAAAAGTAAATTAATAATAGTAGATGATGTAGGTGATCAAGGAACATTAGCCTATAGAAATAAGCCTAGTGTTGATGTATATCCTCATACTAAAGAAGTAGGTTTTAGTGACTTTTCATATTCATGGGAAGATATTATAGCTGTAGGTAAAAAACTTGAAAAAATGCTTGAAAAAAGCCTTGTAGATGTGACTTAAATCACAGTACATTCATTAGTGATTAATGAGTCAGACATTGAGGATACGGTCATTAAATCCTACATGGAATTGTATTTAAAAGCCTTGAATGAATCAAAGCCATACAAGAGTATAAAAAGGATAAAGACTCGCATGCTCGAACTCATTAAACGCAAACAACTCAAAAATCAAAGTAAATAACACATAACAAAAGGAGAAACCCCTAATGAATATTCTATTATTCGATCTTGAAAATGGAAGTAAAACACTTGGTAATAAGAAAGATATACAAAGATCTTTTGGATTACCGGTATTATCACCTGGATCTTTTGAAGATTTTGGAGCAGTAGTTGGTCAGCTTTATAAGACAGTTAAAAGTGAGCATCCTGTAACAATTGGTAATATTGAAATACAAGAACATAGTGTAACACAAGTTCTTCAAGATCCTACATTCCCAATAGATGCTGTAGTTATTGATACCTTCTCAGAATTATCTAAGAAATATCAAAGAAATCTTACTAGAGATGATGGTGGTACAATGAAAATATCATCTTGGGGAAAATTAAAAAATAAGTTAGATAAATTACTTGAATATGTAACTTCTCTTCCAGGTATAGTAATTTGTAATTGTCACAGTAAAATACAAACTATGGATACTGGTGGAAATAAAGTATTACCATATATAGATGGTAGTACTAAAGAAGATATCAGTAAATGGTTTGACTTTGTATTGTATGCTACAACTGTTAATCATCCTAATGGAACGAATACATATGTATGGCGTACAAATCATACATCAATGTACGATCATGCAAAAGATAGAACTCAATTGCTTGATAACGAGATTCCTCAGAACTATCAAGTTGTACTTAATGCTGCTAATAAACGTGGATATGATGGTGCTAAGATCTTAATAATAGGATCTCCTGGTACCGGTAAAACATTTTCATTACGTACATTAAATCCTACAACAACTACAACAAAAACTACCACATCGAAGAGACCTAAAGTAGTTACAACTACTAACGGTGCTGGTACTGATATTCCAACTACAACTACAGTATAAGGAGAATATAAAATGGCTGTTAAAACAATGATACAAAATACAGGTACTGGTTTATATAATGCAGGATGGCATGAACTTACTATTAGTTCTGCTGACTATGGTATATATAAAACACCTGATGGTAAAGATAAAAGATACATAGATCTTCATTTTAAAGGATATCCGGACAATATGAATCTACGTATGTACGAAGCTAAAAATCGTGAAACTGATGTAGAATTTAAGATATCTAATTTATTCCGGTATGCATGTGCTGGAATTATTGATGTTCTTAATGATCCTACAGGTAAGAATCCGGTAATTCAATATGATGATGAAGCTGTAAATCTGGTTGGAACTCGTATTAATACTTTCTTTTATAAAGTAAAGGATACTGTATCTGATAAAGAATATAGTCGTATATTTGACGGTATAGCTCCTGTTGAACAGGAAACTGAGCATGTAACTTGGACTGCTGATCAAGTTACTAGACTCAAAGCTTTAGCTGAAAAGAACTTTAATAGGACTAAAGGAAATACTAATAACGTCAATACAGTTGGAGTCACGCATACTGATGAAACTAAGAATGTGGATATCCCTTTTTAGTTAATAAATAACCCTTAAAGAGGCTACATCCTGACAAAGTGTAGCCTTTTTTGTCTTCTGGAGAAATAATGGCAAATAAAATACCGGATGAAATAGCAAGTGAATTATATAAAGCTCTAAATAGGTTAGAAATTGCAACTGAACTTATTAAAGCTTGGGTTGGATATATGAATACTGATCTTAGTGAAACTGAAAAGTTATTAGTTAAAAAATCTAAAGAATTTCTAGGAGAAAAGTAATGATTAAAGAATTTGCATTTGGATTAGCAAATCGACATCATTTTGGAGACGTACATGACATTGAGAAATGGGCCGGTATGGCACAAGATACTTTCATGTCCTTATGGGATTATGATAATCATGTAATTGATTATGTTAAGAAGAAAGGAACTCTTGCATCATATGATGGAATGCTTTATATGCCTGATGAATTTATTCTCGATGTTGATGGTACAAATCCTGATAATGCTCGACAAAAAACAATTGGTTTAGGTATTCTTCTAGATGATCTATGTGTTCCATATCAAGCTTATTTTTCCGGAACCGGATTTCATCTAGGTATACCTGGATCTGCATTTAGATGGAAACCTGCACCTAACCTTCATTTAATGGTAAAAGATGAATTAATGGCTAAAGGTATTTATGAGTATGCAGATGTATCTGTATCTGATAAGACTAGACTTATAAGAGTAGTAAATACTTTAAATGGCAAGTCTAATTTATGGAAGATACCAATTTTACAATCTGAATTACATAAGCCTATAACAGAAATACAAACTCTAGCAAAG